CTATTGGGACAGGGGGAGATGTGATGGTCTACCTAGTGGAGTTGATTGGTCTGTATTTGATTGGGGCGTTAATAGTGGAGTGGGCCGTTCAGCAAAAGCCTTACAAAGGATTGTGGGTGTTACTGCTGATGGTGGTATTGGCCCTATGACACTTAAAGCTGTTTCAAACTTTGAGCCTAAAGACATTATAGTTAAGATGCACTCTACTCGTCAAAGCTTTTACGAAAGTCTTTCTACCTTTAAAACATTTGGTAAAGGTTGGACTCGTAGAAATAATGAGACACTAGAAACAGCATTAAAAATGGTAGAACATTAACATGGCAAACAAAACAGTAGATGCACCTAAAGGATTTCACTGGATGAAGTCAGGCAAAGGTTACAAGCTAATGAAGGGTGAGTATAAGCCTCACGCTGGTGCAGTAAAGAAAGCCTCCTTTGAAGTACAGAAAGTTCACAAAAAATGACACGAGTATTAACGGATAATCAAACTAAATTCCTAGAAGTCTTGTTTGATGAAGCTGGTGGTAATCATGCCTTAGCAAAAAAACTTGCAGGGTATAGTGAAAACACTCCTACTAAAGCTGTAAGAGATTCATTAAAAGATGAGATAGTAAGTGCAACAACAGATTACCTTGCACAGATTGCACCTAAAGCTGCAGTAGCTATGGCTAAAGCATTAGATGATCCTACTGAGTTAGGTATACGAGACAAGATGTCTGCAGCTAAAGATCTATTAGACAGAGGTGGCTTTGGTAAAGTTGAACGTGTAGATGTAAACTCATCTAGTGGCGGTGTATTTATACTGCCAGCTAAAGAAGGTAAGAACGAATAAAACGTGAAGACTTAGGGTATTGGGAATTACCTAAACCTAAAAGAGGAAAAGAAAAAGAGTGGCACACTATTGCCAGAGTATCTCTTACTACTGTGCCATTTGGATATGAAGTTAATAAGGACAACGACAGATTACTAGAACCTATACCTGAAGAGTTAGAAGCACTACAATTAGCTAAGAGACACTTACTACAGTATAGTTACAGAGAAGTAGCTCAGTGGTTATCTAGACAAACAGGTAGAAGCATATCCCACATGGGATTAAAGAAAAGAATTGACATTGAGCGAAAACGTAAAAAAACAATTATTATTAAACGTAGGCTTGCCCAAAGACTTGCCCAAACGCTCCAAGAAATCGAGAACCTCGAAACGCAAAAAGTCGGAACTTACGCAAGTTAAAAAAATTGACGCTGTACCTGCTCAATCTGTAGCACCAGCATATGACGTACAAGAAGCTCAGGATGTAGTCTTTAAACCTAATAAAGGACCACAGACAGACTTCTTGTCTTCGTCTGAAAGAGAAGTACTTTACGGTGGAGCAGCAGGTGGCGGTAAATCTTACGCTATGTTAGCTGATCCACTACACGGATTAAACAACGCTAACTTCAGTGGACTACTAGTACGACACACTACTGAAGAACTACGAGAACTAATACAAAAAAGCCAAGAGCTATACCCTCGTGCTATACCGGGGATAAAATGGTCAGAACGAAAGAGCCAATGGATTTCACCTAGAGGTGGTAGACTTTGGATGTCATACCTAGATAAAGATATGGATGTTACACGCTACCAAGGACAGGCGTTTAACTGGATAGGTTTTGACGAGTTAACACAGTGGAGTTCTCCTTACGCTTGGGACTACATGAGATCTCGTTTACGTAGTGCCTACGCTAAAGAGTTAGGCTTGTATATGAGAGCTACTACAAACCCCGGAGGTGCAGGACATCAATGGGTTAAGAAAATGTTTATTGATCCATCCCCTTCACGAGAACCATTTTGGGCTACTAATATTGAAACAGGAGACACTATTACATTTCCTAAAGGTCACACTAAAGAAGGTGAACCTTTATTTAAACGTAGGTTTATACCTGCAAGTTTATTTGACAATCCTTATCTTGCTGAAGGTGGAGACTATGAAGCAATGCTTCTTTCGCTTCCTGAACATCAAAAGAAACAATTACTAGATGGTAACTGGGATGTTAATGAAGGAGCAGCATTTCCTGAGTTTAATAGAAAGATACATGTAGTTGATCCTTTTAAGATACCTCAAAGCTGGTCTAGATTTAGAGCTTGCGACTACGGGTACGGGAGTCATACAGGTGTACTTTGGCTTGCAGTTTCTCCTAGCGATCAATTAATTGTATACAGAGAATTATATTGTTCTAAAGTTACAGCTACAGACTTGGCAGATATGATCTTAGATGCTGAACAAGAAGACGGAACAATTCGATACGGTGTCTTGGATAGCTCCCTTTGGCATAAGAGAGGTGATACAGGTCCAAGCCTTGCAGAGCAGATGAATATGAAGGGTTGCCGTTGGCGACCTTCAGATCGCTCTAGAGGCTCACGAGTGGCAGGTAAGAATGAGCTACATAGACGCCTGCAGGTAGATGAGTTTACAGACGAACCTCGCCTTGTATTCATGTCTACCTGTACAAATACAATATCGCAATTACCTGCGATACCTTTAGATAAAAATAACTCAGAGGATGTAGATACTAAATCAGAAGATCACTTGTATGACGCTTTACGATATGGTATAATGACAAGACCTCGTAGTTCAATATGGGACTTTAACCCGGCAACCCAGAGATCAGGATTTCAAGCTTCTGATCCTACATTTGGATACTAACACTTATGGCAGATGAAAACAATTTTATGGAAACTGATGCATCCTCTTCTCTAGATGATATTAAAGACACAGAAAATTCTGATGATCCTAAATCAGGTAGTATAGTTCAATTAGTTGAAGAACGATTTAAAAAAGCTGAAGATGCTAGATTTGTAGATGAACAAAGATGGATGAATGCCTATAGAAATTACAGAGGTTTATACTCTGCGGATGTAAAATTTACAGAGGCTGAAAGATCTAGAGTATTTGTAAAAGTTACGAAGACTAAAACACTTGCAGCATATGGACAAATAGTAGATGTGTTATTTGGTAACAATACATTTCCTTTAAGTGTAAATCCTACCAGACTTCCTGAAGGTGTAGCTGAAACTGTATCTTTTGAAACAGAACCCAATAATCAAAAAATGTCGGATAAGTTACAGGAAACTTTTTCTAAACCTGAACCTTTAATAACACCAGACACAGTATTACAACCCGGTGAAACACTAAATTCTTTACGAGATAGATTAGGTCCAGTAGAAAAAAAACTTGACACGGTTGCAGATATATTAATTGAAGGGCCACCTAGCTCTCCTACTTCTATTTCTTTTCACCCTGCTATGATTGCAGCAAAAAAAATGGAAAAGAAAATACATGATCAGCTAGAAGAATCAAACGCTAATAAACAATTACGTTTAGCTGCATTTGAATTAGCCTTGTTTGGTACAGGTATTATGAAAGGTCCATTAGCTATAAACAAAGAGTATCCTAATTGGAGCGACGATGGTGAGTATGATCCTGTTGTTAAAACTGTGCCATCTACTAACTACGTTTCAGTGTGGAACTTTTATCCTGACCCTGATGCAGCTAACATGGATGAAGCAGAGTACTGTTTAGAACGCCACAAGATGTCTCGCTCACAAATGAGAGCTTTAAAAAAACGACCCTTTTTTAGATCTAACGCTATTAACAACGCTATTGAGTTAGGTGAGTCCTACGAAAAAAAATGGTGGGAACAAGAGATGGAAGATGACGCACAGCAAAGTTCTGCAGAGCGTTACAACGTACAAGAGTTTTGGGGCTACGTTGATACAGATGTATTAAAAGACCACGACATTGATGTACCTAAAGAGTTAAAAGATCACGAAGAAGTAAGTGTAAACATCTGGGTATGTAATGGACAAGTACTACGATTAGTTATGAATCCATTTAAACCTGCAGTAATACCTTACTACGCTGTACCTTACGAGATAAATCCTTATTCGTTTTTTGGAGTAGGCATTGCAGAAAACATGGATGATACTCAGACACTTATGAATGGGTTTATGCGTATGGCTGTAGACAATGCTGTACTAAGTGGTAACTTACTTATAGAAGTTGACGAGACTAACTTAGTTCCGGGTCAAGACATGAGTGTGTATCCCGGTAAAGTATTCCGTAGACAAGGTGGCGCACCGGGGCAAGGTATCTTTGGTACTAAGTTTCCTAACGTAGCCCAAGAGAACATGCAGCTATTTGATAAGGCTAGAGTACTAGCTGATGAAAGCACAGGCTTTCCTAGCTTTGCTCACGGGCAGACGGGTGTGTCAGGTGTAGGACGTACTGCATCAGGTATATCTATGCTTATGGGTGCGGCAAATGGTAGCATACGAACAGTAGTTAAAAATGTTGATGACTATTTATTAGCACCTATTGGTAAAGCATTCTTTAGTTTTAATATGCAATTTGATTTTGATACAGAAATAAAAGGTGACTTAGAAGTTAAAGCTAGTGGTACAGAAAGTTTAATGGCTAACGAAGTACGTAGCCAAAGACTAATGCAATTCTTAGGTGTTGTACAAAATCCTATACTTGCACCGTTTGCTAAGATGGACTTTATTATTAGAGAAATAGCTAAGAGTATGGACTTAGATCCTGACAAAGTTACTAACTCACTAGGTGATGCTGCAATACAGGCAGAGTTATTTAAAAAGTTTAAAGAAGAAAACCCAGAAGCTGCAGCAGAAGCAGCACCACAGGGCGCACCACCTGTTGCACCTCCTACTGGTGGTCCTCCTGCAGGTCCGTCACCTACACCTCCAGCAGGTGTACAAGTACAAGATACCCAAGGTTCTGGTGGAGGTAATATAGGTACAGGAAGTGTGCCTACACCCGGAGAGCAAGGTTTTAGTGGAAACGTACAGTAATGGCAGGTAAAGGTAGTGGAGTAACAAAGTTTTTAGAATCTGTCCCTATCGGTAAAAGATTTATTGACTGGATGGATAACGCTATTGATGATGCATTTCCTTCTAGTAATGCCTT